TCGCTTGAAAGAAAATGTTGATTATTCTTGGGACGCTACAACAAGACTAAAACAACTTAAACCAGCAAGGTTTAATTTTATAGCTGACCCAGATAACACAGTAGATGGTTTTATTGCACACGAAGTCCAAGAGGTTGTGCCACACGCAGTAACAGGCGTAAAAGACGGCGAAGAAATGCAAGGCATAGACCACTCTAAATTAGTGCCTCTGTTGACTGCCTCACTACAAGAAGCCCTTAAAAGAATTGACAGCCTTGAGGAGCAGGTAAATGCGCTTAAAGGTAAGTGAAGTTAAAACATCAACAAGCCCTAAGCAGTGGGCTGTTTTTAAAAGGCAAAAGTTAATACATAAACATATAGCAGAGCATGGCATGGTAAACCCTATTGTAGTAAACAGTAAACACGAGTTGCAGTTTGGCGGGTGTCGCTTGCAGTATGCAGTTTTTTCTGGATTAGAACATATTGACGTTATTGTGTGCGATGACCCAAAAGAGGTAAGGCGTTTGCAAGATGAGCAAGCACGATATGAATATAATTTTTTGCCAGAAAATCTTATTGAACGACACAATCTTTTAGCTTAACGGAGAATAATAATGGCTAATACATACACATGGGAATTTGTACAACTAGATACAGCACCTACAGAGGGTTCGCTGAGTGATGTAGTTAAATCTATACACTGGCGTATTACTGGAGTAAGTGACACAAGAACCCCAAATAATTCTACGTCAATCTATGGGCAGGCAACTATAGGTGCTGCAGATGCAGACAGTTTTACAGCTTTTAATAGCTTGACTAAAGATTGGTGTAAGACGCAGGTGCTTGCAGCTTTAGATAAAACAGAAGCAGAGCTAAAGACTGATATAGATACACAATTAACAGAATTAGACACGCCTACTAGCGTGGGTAAACTACCTTCATCTTGGTAACGGAGAAGTAGCATGACTGAAGAAGCAAACGTAATTAGCATTGACGGCACAGACTATACTGAGTCTGATTTATCAGATAGACAAAGGTATTTAGTTCACCATATAAAAGAACTGCAAAGTGAAGTAGCGGGTAAGAAGTTTGACTTAGAGCGACTAGAAGCTGCTATGACGCACTTCACTAATATGCTAATAGCCGAAGTCAAAGAACAGTATAAGTTTGAAAACGGCGAGAGCTTTGGAAATGATGCAACCAATTAACGATTTAGACAGGCGTGTTACGGTTATGGAAGTTCAGATGGAAGAGCGTTGGAAAGAAGCTATACTGCGTATTAAACGTATAGAGTTTATTATGATTACAGGCGCTGGATCGGTTATTGTGTTACTAGCTGGAATTGCTTGGAAAATATAACTATGTCAAATCCGTACACAGATGCACTAGCACAATCAAATATTCAGAACACCGGAATAACCGGGTTAATGCTGCGTGATTTTATTAATCAAGCTCAACCAACTAGCCAAGCCGATGCTTTAGCAAAGCTAGAAAATTATTCGGCTAACCCTGGAGCAAAAGGTTTTATTCAAAGACAGTTATCTGCTCCGGAATACACGCTAGAAGGTATTCAAAGTTTAAATCAAACACGCGCAGATCGAGAAGCTGAATACGCCAGGAAAGCAGAAAAAGGTTTTTTTAACACGGGTGACTACACGGTTTTTTCTGATAAACCTTTGTGGGAAACTTATGGGTTTATGACGCCAGGTGCTGAATATGTTCGCATGGGTCAATTTAATGCTAAAAACCTACCGTTTAGCTCTCCTGGGGTGGGTATAGCTAACACAGGCGTGACTAGCGAAAACATTTTTCCGACATTGCAAAACTTATACAACCAGTACGGTCAGTACGAAGACGCTGGTTTTGAGGGCGGCAATAAGATGGGCGGTAATAAATCTAACTGGGGAGCGTTAAGGTCTTTTGCTACCGGCGACAGGGGAGAGTTTCAAAGCGCGATTAATGCGCCGTATGGTTCTGTAGATGCACTTAAAACGTATTTGGATACGGGCGAGATCACAAAAGATTTTAACCCTGAATTTGCTTTACAAGCTTATGATTATGCCCAGAGAGAAACTGCGCGACAGCAACAAAGAAAGAAAGGCAGTCTTTTCCAACAAGCCGGTGGTATTTTTGCTGATTACATAGCGCCAATAATGATTGCTTTTGGAGATCCTGTTACAAAATCTATAGGCATTGCTGCCCAAGCAGGAGCGGGAGCCGCTAGAGGCCAAAGTCTTGGTGACATAGCAGCTAATGCAGGGCAATCGTATTTGATGTCAGGTATGCCAGCCGGATCTCTTACTAATACACAAGCTGCTGCTTTAAGCGCAGGAATTACCGGAGCTCGTGGTGGTGATTTAGGTGATGTAGCTAGAACTGGAGTAGGAACATATTTTGGAAGAGAAGGTGCTGATGCTGTTGCCGCAGCAAAAGCAGGTGGAAAAGGAATTATAGGACAAGGCGCAGCAGGAACGTCATCTGCATTAAAAAATGTAGGGGCTAACATACTTCTTGACACAATAGATCCTCCAGAAGGACAAAGCGTGGCTGAAAGTGCAGCAACGGATAGCTATACTACTGGAACAGGTAGTGGCACTATTGGCATGGACGCGGCAGGAAACCCAATAAATACAGGTGGACAGCAAACATATCAATCTATTGACCCTACTGTATACAGAGGAATTGGAGCGTTAGGTTCTTCATTTAAAAATATTTACGAAAGAGGGCTTGCCTAATGCCTTTAGCTAAAGTGGTTTTTAAGCCGGGTATTAATAGAGAAACAACTTCTTACGGCAATGACCAAGGATGGTTTGATTCTAGTTTAATTCGTTTTAGAAAAGGACGGCCTGAAAAAATGGGTGGGTGGTCCAAGTTATCTGGAACTGCGTTAGAAGGACAAGCTCGTTCTTTGCATACATGGGCAGCGTTAGACGGCTCAAAATACTTAGGTATTGGAACAGAGTCTAAGCTTTACGTAGAAGAAGGTGCTGTGTATTACGATTTAACTCCCGTTCGAGCAACAACTTCTTTGGGAGCCAATCCTTTTACAACGGGCAGCGCTGGTTCAGGGACAATTACTGTAACGGCCACGGGCCATGGGGCTCAGACTGGGGATTTTGTTACCTTTAGCGGAGCGGCAACAACAGACGGTGTTACAGCGGCTCAACTTAATACCGAGCTTAAAATTACAGTTATTAACAGCAACAGCTACACGGTTAGCACTGCTGGCAGCGCTTCTTCTGGAACAACGGCTGGAGGAGGGAGTTCTGTAGTAGCTCAATACCAGCTCACTACTGGATTAACCACCTACGTGCAAGGCACTGGGTTTGGAGCGGGTCTTTGGGGCGGAACAACCAGTGGCGTATCTGAAACTACTTTAGCAAGCGATCTAACAGATTCAGCAACTTCTGTGGTGTTAACTAGTGCTAGTAATTTTGAAACGGTAGCCGACACTCTAAACGGTGCTATCACTATTAATTCTTCGGTTTTGATACTAGACGATGCCAGCAGCTTTCCTAGTGAAGGAACGGTTCTTATTGGCAGTGAAAAAATAGATTACACCGGAACAACAGCAACTACAATTATTGGGCTTACACGAGGCGTTGACGGAACAACGGTTGCCGCAGGAGCGGATGGAGCCGCAGTTACTTTTGTTGGTTTAATAAGGGTGGGAGAGGAATTAATCCAATACACTGGTAAAAGCACTAACACATTGAATGCCGGAGTAGTTAGGGGTGTCAGAGGCACAACTGCAGCTGCTCACACCGCAGGAGTTGTTGTAGCGGAAGCTAATACTTTTATCGGTTGGGGCGAAGCTGCTCAAACAACGGCAAATTCTGTAAGTCAGCTAAGGCTTTGGAGACAAGATAATTGGGGTGAAGATTTAATTTTTAATGTTTTTGATGGCGCACCGTTTTATTGGGACAAGACTTTAGGTCTAAACTTTAGGGCTACTGCCCTTTCTGCTCAAACAGGGGCATCAAATACTCCTACGATTACTAGGCAGATAATGGTGTCAGGCGCTGATAGGCATGTTATTTGTTTTGGTTGTAACTCGCTTGGAGAAACCGCTCAAGATTTATTGTTGATTCGTTGGTCAAATCAAGAAGATCCTTTTGATTGGACACCAACAGCAACCAACACATCTGGAGATCAAAGACTGTCCTCTGGTTCTGAGATTATTGCTGCGGTTAAAACAAGGGCAGAAATATTAATTTGGACTGATGTTGGCTTGCATTCTATGCGGTTTGTTGGTCCTCCGTTAACTTTTGGCTTTTCTTTAGTAGCTAACGGCATTTCTATAATATCGCCTAACGCGGTAGTTTCTGTGGGAGACAGAGTGTTTTGGATGGCTAGAGAAAACTTCTATGCTTACACAGGTAAGGTCGATAATGTTCCTTGTACTGTGCTTAGATATGTTTTTGATGACATTAATCTATCTCAATCATTTAAGTTTTTTGCCGCATCTAACAGGATGTTTAACGAAATTATTTGGTTTTATGTTTCTTCTGACGCAGAAGAAATAGACCGATACGCAAAATTTAACTATTTAGAGGGAACCTGGGACATTGGTTCCTTGTCTCGAACTGCTTGGATTGATTACGGTGTTAACGAGTACCCAAGGGCAGGGGGTACGGCAGGGGGTTTAAATTACATATACAATCACGAACTAGGGAACACTGACGATGGGTCTGCCATGACATCGTTTATTGAGTCAGCCGATTTTGACTTAGACCCGGCAGGTGAGCAGTTTATGTTTTTAACTAGACTCATACCAGACATAGACATAACTACTGATACAGCTGCTACGGTTGATTACATTATTAAAACCAGAGATTACCCTGGAGATACGCTGACTACTAACTCAACAAATACAATTAGCAGTACAACTCAACAAGCTTTTTTAAGGGCCAGAGCTCGGCAAGCCGCTGTTAGAATTCAAAGTTCTACAACCGATATTGCATGGACCTTGGGCGATTTACGGCTAGAAGCTAAACCAGATGGTAAAAGATAATGGCTAGGTTATTGAATCACAGTCTACCGAACGTAGAAACCGAGTATAATTCAGAACTTGTGCAAAAAGCTTTTAGAGACATTGAGTTAGCTTTAACGGATACGGAAATGCCCTCTAAGATAGAAGGTCAAGACGAAAACAACGCATTAACATGGTTTTTAGGGTAAATGGCTAGTTTTTATAAAAACGCTAAATTGGACTTAACAACTACTAGCGCTACGACGTTATACACAGCGCCGACGGCAAGAACAGCTATATTTAAGTCTTTAGTTGTAGCTGACGATAGTGGCAGTACATCGACCATTACGGTTACGCTTACAGACGCTAGTACAGCGGTTTTTGTGTTGTACAACGTCAAGGCAACAGCAGCAAACGGTACGCTAGAGCTTTTGGATAAACCGTTAGTAGTTCAAGAGGGTGAGATTGTTAAAGTGACGGCAGCAAATGCTAATAGACTGCATGTAATAGGCAGTTATATAGAAATTTCTTAATTGATAAAAAAATGGTATAACTATACAAAGGATTAGGGCAGGAAACGATATGAACCAAATGATGCCAGTTTTAAAACAACAAGCTGATGGATTAGCCAGTTTAGGGCGTTACGGCGATAGTTACATAGTTCATGCGGCAGAGGGTGAAACGGTTATCCCTGGCGAAATACTCGACGCCAATCCGCAGTTACGAGAAGATTTATTTAGACAAATGCAGATGATGGGCATCAAAAACCCAAACCGCTACGTGGTAGGTAATTCATTAAACTCAATCAACCCTATTACTGGTCAGCCAGAATTCTACTATAAAAAATTATTTAAAGCTTTTAAAAGAGCGTTACCCGCTCTTGGAGCCATTGTTGGTTCAAGAATTCTTCCCGGAGCAGCTGGAACAGGTATTGGAGCCGGATTAGGTTCACTGGCATCAGGTAAAAGTTTCGGAAAATCTGCGCTCATTGGGGGCGGTACTTATTTAGGTTCTGGAATACTTTCAGGTTTAACTTCTGACGAAAAAACCATTGGCGGTAAACTAGGAGAAGCACGTAAGGCTCTTACGGAAGTAAATCCATTTAGTAAAGAAGAAGTTACAAAAGCTTTTGATAAAGGAAGCCTTGGCAAAACATACACTAAAAAAGAAATGATGCCGGTGGATAAAGGAGCTGGTATAGCTATTATAGAAGAAGTTGATGTTCCTTTTGAAAATCAAGCATTTCAAAGAGTTGCGGGAACACTAAACCCTTTTAGTAGAGATGCTTTTGGTCCGGGAATTGTGGGAGCACTTGCATCGGAAGCAGATGACCCAGACATTCAAGAAACATCTGAAGAACA